TCATCTTTCAAAGTAGCCGTATTTATCGGATACGCTCTGTGATTACGTTTCCAACAGGAACATAATCGTTCTACTTCTTGTAGAATTTGAGCACTGGGTTTTCGGTCAATTAGTACTTCACCATTTCGTGTTTCTGTGAAATGATTCTTTTTAGGACCAAATACAGGAAAACCCATGCCAGTGGACATTTGGAGAGGATCTATAAAACTTACCTCATCTATGCCCATTATTACCTCTTTATCAGTGAGAACTCGAAATTCTCTTGTTTTCTTGAAATCATGCATTTCACTAATAAGAGGTTGTAACCAATCTTGACGAGCCCTTTCAAGTACAGATGGTTCAAAATGATCTGTTGGGTTACATATATGTTCTAGGGTAGCATTATACGCTGCCCAATTTGGCTCTAATTTTGCAGGTCCCCATTGATTTTCAATTCCTGTTACTTCTGTAACAGCTTCACTAAGAAGTGAAGGACCTACTCGCGATTTTTGCTTAGATCTTAATCGCGTACTCCCCATAACTTCAACAAAATTTTCACTTGTCAATTTTGAAGCCATGCAGTGAGGATGAATTTTATCAGACTCAATAATCTTAATACCATATTGAGTTTTTGGTAATTCACCACCAACTGTTGATAAAACAACTCCTGGAATATTAGATAAATCTGATATCAATTTTTCAGCAACAGGGAGAGTTATTGTTTGCATAACACCATAAGAACCAGACCATAATTTGTGTGCGGTGTTTCCACCAATATGGAAACCCATAATAACTGGGTTAGTTTGGTCTAATACTAATGTTGCCATACAAGCACCATTTTCAGCTAAATCAGTTCCATAAGTTCCACCATAAAATTCTCTATATTTATGGCCAGTTTTACAATGATCAACACTGATATTGTCAGTTGAAAAAGTATCACCTTTTCGTACTAAAAACGTACAAGTAGACGTACCAGAAGGTAACGTAGTAGGTAACCATTTCATTTTATCAGGTAAATCTGGACAATTTGGAACATAAGCACATGCCAAATCTAATTCAGGATTTGTACTGCAAAAAGCTAACTC